GAATTTTATATTTTAATTTAAGCTAAATCGAATAAAACAGAAGCTAAGGGGTCTCGCCGTTGTCAGCTGAACGTATAAATACGGAATGCTCCCATGTTTCAGGGCAGACACCTGTGGTCTTGCAACAGTCGCAAGACACCCTTAAGCTTTTCTGACACGGTTATTCACCATGCCAAAACACTCTGTCGCCAGTGATCCGTCTGCAAATCATATTCGTTGGCGAATTGCTTCATTCCAACGGTCTTCAATGCAGAGTTACACTCCGACAAAAACTTCTCGTAAAACTCCTTTCCATGCGCCCACGCTTCTCGGAGCGCGCCTTCAATTTGCGTTTCAAGTTGTTCGTCCTCATTAGGACACTCTCTGATCCAGTTTGTTAATTCATAGATCGTATCGACATCAATTGGTGCTCTAAACACCTGAGGATAATCCTCATCTCTTCGCCATCCCCGCTTCAAGAACCGAAGTTCCATTAGCGGTTTTAACACTTGCTCCTCCCCACTCTTATCTGCAGTAGTATATGTAATGCCATATCTGGCAAAATACTTTGAGAGTTTGAGTGGATTGAACCAATGTGTAATAGTTGGACTGATAGCGTAGAGGTTGTCGTCTCCATAAATCCAATCTTTAACATCCCGATCATAATCACGCAGAGATGGGAAGCTAATTCCTCTTTCAGAGGAAAACTCTCCCACATCCTGCTCCTTCCGTAACTCCAAATACGCTAATCTCAAATACATAGCTCCAACTATAGTATTCAAGACCACCGTAAGAACATTTCCAGAGGGGTTTCCTTGTACCTTGCGATGAATCACGTCAAAGACAATTTGTGTTGTATGGATAAATTCCACACCCAATATACCAAGGGCTCTACGATATTGTTCCGGTGAGAAGAAGATATTATCTCCATCACCAGTATATATGAAATAGCCATTGTATGAGTGTTTCGTTTCCCAAAAACTCATTGTCCAATCAGCGATAAGCATCATCGCATCCTGTACCAAATCCGGGTCTAAGGTCCCATCATACTTTCCATAATCACCGTCACCACCAACAGTCG